TCCTACACCTTGGAGCGAAATTAATGAACTAGTTCAAGGCGGTTTAGGTAATGGAGATTTAGGATTAATTTTTGGTAATCCTGGAGGAGGTAAATCTTGGACACTAGTTGCTTTAGGTGGATTTGCAGTACAAATGGGTTACAACGTTATTCACTATACTTTAGAGTTAAGTGAATCTTATACTGGAAGACGATATGACGCTTTCTTTACTGGTACACCTGTTGACCAATTAGAAAAACATAAAGAACACGTAGAGACATTAACAGCAGAACTACCAGGTGAATTAATTATTCGTGAATTTCCTATGGGAAAAACCACAATTAATACCATAGAAGCACATATAAACAAGGTAAAAGATTTAGGAATTGAACCAGATCTTATCATTATAGATTACATAGATCTTCTTTCAACAAGAAAAAGAAATGTTGATCGTAAGGGAGAAATTGATGATATTTATACAAGCACCAAGGGATTAGCTCGCGAATTAAACATACCAATTTGGTCAGTTTCGCAGGTAAATCGCGCGGGAGCCAAAGATGACATCATTGAAGGCGATAAGGCAGCAGGTAGTTACGACAAAATGATGATTACCGACCTTTCAATGTCGTTATCAAGGAAAAAAGAAGATAAAGTTAACGGAACAGGACGTCTCCATATTATGAAAAACAGATATGGGATGGACGGTTTGACTTTTCAAGTAGATGTTAACACATCAAATGGTCATATTTCAGTTGGAAACCATTATGATGAAGAAGCAGATACAGTTACACCAAAAAACCAGTCAAGTGAAAACTTTGACGATTTAGATAGAAGAATGTTGGCAAATAAATTTTTTGAATTAAACACATGATAACAGAACTTAGACCCCATTACAAACCCTTTGAATATCAAACAGCATTCGAATTTTACAAAGATCAACACCGTGCCCACTGGCTTGCAGATGAAGTGCCTTTATCTTCGGATTTGAATGATTGGAAACTTAAGTTAACTGAATCAGAAAAAAACCTAATTGGCAATATCTTAAAATCGTTTGCCCAAACTGAAACGTATGTAAACGACTATTGGTCAACAAAAGTAGCAGTATGGTTTCCTAAACATGAAATCAAAGCTATGGCGTGTGCATTCGCTGATTTTGAATCGATTCATGCTGAAGCTTATGCTCGTTTAAATGAAGAACTCGGGTTAGATGATTTTGAGGCATTTATGGAAGATGAGGAAGCAAAAGCTAAAATCGATCGTTTAGTTGAATTGCCTGGAGATACATTACGTGACAAAGCACTTTCATTAGCTATATTCTCTGCATTTACCGAAGGTGTTAACTTGTTCTCTTCATTTGCAGTATTGATGTCTTTCCAATTACGTAACTTGATGAAAGGTACCGGACAAATTGTTGAATGGAGCGTACGTGATGAGTCATTACATTCAAAAGCTGGATGCTGGCTATTTAGAACAATGATGGAAGAAATGCCTGAATTAAATGAGGGTATGGAAAAACAAATTTATGAAGCTTGTGATTTATCAGTTAAACTAGAGTTTGACTTTATTGACAAAGCATTCGAAATGGGTGAAATTGAAGGTTTGAACAAAAACCAATTGAAAAATTTTATCAAAGAACGAGCAAATCAAAAATTAATTGAATTAGGTTATAATCCTTTGTATAATGATATCGATCCAAATCTTTTAAAACAAATGGAATGGTTCGGACATTTAACAAGTGGTAAAACACATCAAGACTTCTTTGCAGGACGAGTAACAGATTATTCAAAATCAACCGCTGACTGGAGCGATTTATAAAAACAACAAATGAGCAAATTAAACGTAGACACAAGTAAATGGGTGAAGGGTAAAGACTACCCTGAATGGATGGATGAAATTGGTACTTCTATTATCTCACAAGGATACTTACTCCCAGAAGAAAATGTATTTAAAGCATTTAACCGAGTAAGTAAAGCAGCGGGACGTAGACTAAAACGTAAAGATTTAGTGCCGTTTTTCTTTGAAGCAATGGAAAAAAATTGGTTGTGTCTTGCATCACCTGTACTTTCAAATTTAGGTACTGAACGTGGAATGCCTATCTCATGCTTTGGAATTGATACAGACGATTCAATTGAAGGAATTGCATTAGCAAACTCTGAATTGATGCGTTTATCATCTCAAGGTGGAGGTGTAGGTATTGGTGTATCTCGAATTCGAGGTCGAGGTAAAGAAATCGCTGGTAATGGTGTTTCTGAAGGTGTAGTTCCATGGGCTAAAATTTATGATTCAACTATCTTAGCAACAAACCAAGGTTCAGTTAGACGTGGAGCAGCCTCAGTTAACTTACACATCAATCACCCAGATATTGAGGAATTCTTAATGATTCGTCGACCAAAAGGAGATGTTAACCGCCAGTGTCTTAACTTACACCAATGTGTAGTAATTGATGATGATTTTATGAACAAATGAGAGGATAAAGAACCACGCGCTTTGAGATTGTGGGGAGAAATCCTTAAAACACGTTTAGAAACAGGTGAACCTTACATTATGTTTGAAGATAATGTAAACAACAATAATCCTCAAGCATATAAAAACAATAACTTGCATGTTTCAATGACAAACATTTGTTCTGAAATTGCACTTTATACAGACCCACTTCATTCATTTATTTGTTGTTTATCTTCTTTGAATTTAGCACGTTGGGACGAATGGAAAGACTATACATTTGAAAATGGTATGACTTTACCTGAATTAACATGTTGGTTTTTAGAAGGTGTATTGCAAGAATTTATCGACAGAGCAAAGAATGTTAAATTCATGGAAAACACTTACCGCTCAGCACTTAAAGGTAGAGCAATTGGTATTGGTGTTTTAGGATGGCATACATTCTTACAAGAAAAAGGTATTCCATTTGCTGGTATACAAGCAAATTCTTACACTCGAATTATGTCTCAATTTATTGAGGAAGGAGCATTAAAAGCATCTCGTGACCAAGCAAAAGAATATGGCGAACCAGAATGGTGTAAAGGTACAGGTTTGAGACATACACACCACTTAGCTATCGCACCAACAGTATCAAATGCTAATATTTCAGGTGGTGTTTCACCTTCAATTGAACCAATCCCTGCAAATGTATTTAACTTAAAAACAGCTAAAGGTACATTTATCAAGAAAAACCCAACACTAGAACGTTTACTTGAATCAAAAGGATACAACATCGATAGTATTTGGGAACAAATTGCTAAAGATAAAGGTTCAGTAATGGGATTACCTGATCATATTTTGTCGGATGAGGAAAAACAAATTTTCTTGACATTTAAAGAAATCAACCCATATGAAATTGTTCGTCAAAATGGTATTCGTCAAAAATATGTTGACCAAGCAATTTCACTTAACTTAACATTTGATCCATCTGATTCACCTAAGTACATTAGTGAAGTACACAAATTAGCTTGGAGAGAAGGCATTAAAACCCTTTACTACATGCGTTCAGAAAGTATTTTAAGAGGAGATAATCTTCAACGTACAGCAGATTGCATCAGTTGTGAAGGTTAAGAATATAGTAACATAAATTGGACGGGGCTAAGTAAATCTTAGCCCCTTTTTTTATATGTATAATAAAAAGAAAACTATGTTACCATTAATCGCAGACACAACAGCAACAACCACAACACCTGACTTTGGAGTATTTGCTCAACTTGCAGACTACGGCCCACTTGGCTTAGCAGTTTTAGCTTTAGGCTATGTTGCTTGGATTTTTATTAAGCGTCATTTAGCTGAAAAAGATCGTTTACAAGCAGAGTTAAAAGAAAAAAATACCACAACTAAAAGAAAAACTAGGAAGTAATGTCATTCGGACCTTTTGAAGTATTAACACAGTATGGAGTACTAGGATTTGCAGTCCTTGGATTGGGTTATTTGTGTTGGATGTTTCTTAACCGTTTAATGAAAAGTGAAGAAGACTTAAGAGCTAGAGTAGAAGAATTAGAGGGTGATTATAGAGAAGATCTAGAGAAAAAACTAGACGAAAGCACTGAAAGTTCTAAAAGCTTAAGAGAAACGGTATTAATGTTGTTTGGAAGTAAGAAAAAGTAACTATGAAGAAAAAACTACTTATTGTAGGAGCCTCATTTATAGCCTTAATTCTCCTTGATATTTTTTCTAGTGGTCATGGTCACGTAGTAGTCGTAGAAGACAACATTCAACTTACTGGAGAAAATAAACAACTCACTAAAGCAAATAAAAAATTAACAAATAGTGTTAACCAATTAGAAGCTGAAAAAGAAGAATTAATAGAAGATAAAGAGAATTTACAAGAAATGGTTTCTGAAGTAATAGGGGACTTAGATAGTACCAAATCAGTTGTGAAAGATATTAAAAAAGAGTTAGCAAATGAAAAGGATATTGTTCGTAAGCAGTCTAGTGGTAAGCAGTTTGAGTTTCAGCCAATCACGTTACCCACTTCAGACGGTAATTGATGGCGATTCAGTGGTTATTTTAACAAAAGCACAAGCTGATACTATTAATTCAATTTTTGACAGTCAAAAAGCTAAAATTGCAAAATTTAAGCAGGAAACAAAAATAAAAGACTCTATTATCTCATTAAGAGATACCCTATTAATTTTCTATACTTCAAAATATACAGAATATAGAACTATAGTAGAAACCAAGTTCATCAAAGAAGAAATAATCGATTCAGTGTCTGAATGGTTGCTTGCAAGAGCCAAAGAAGGAGCTTGGATATATTACTCCTATAGAGATCAAGAAGTAGTAGCAGTAAATCTTTCAGATTATATAGTACGAAAAGATGATTTTACCGGAGATATAACATTTTATAAACGAACAGAAGAATGTCCACCAAATGATAAAGATGAAAAAGAACCCTCAAAGGACTGGCAGATGGACATAGCTAGACCCTTTAGGCCTAAATTAAACAAAATAAAACTAAAATTATGAAAAATTTCTTTAAGCAGTTATTTGACGACAACAATTCAACTAACGAAAAATCAGTAGTTGGTTTTATTGCATTTTTTATGCTATGTGTAGCACTAGCAGTAGACTTAATAACAGGTGCTTATGGTGATCCATTAGTACTTAACGAATTCATTTTTGATGGATTTATGGTAATAGTTTTAGGTGCATTTGGAATCGCTTCAGTAGACAAATGGATCAATAAAGGTAAAAATAATAACAACGAAACAGAAGAGTAATGAGTTTAAAAAGTTTACAAGAAAGAGCAGGAGTTGCAGCTGATGGTGCATTTGGTCCTGGAACTATGAAAGCCGGAATGGCGTTATTGAAATTAACCCCAATTCGTGCAGCACATTTCTTTGCACAAACATCACACGAAACAGGTGGTTTTAAGGCATTCAGCGAAAACCTAAACTATTCAGCACAAGGTTTGCAAGGTATTTTCGGAAAATATTTTCCTGGTACATTAGAAGAATCTTATGCTCGCCAACCTGAAAAAATTGCTAACCGTGTTTATGCATCTAGAATGGGTAATGGAGATGAAGCTTCAGGTGATGGTTGGAAATACAGAGGTCGTGGTGCATTGCAATTGACTGGTAAAGCAAATTACGAGGCATTTGCAAAGTATTTAGGTACAGACGAAGTTGTTACTAATCCTGATCTAGTAGCTACAAAATATGCTTTTGAATCAGCAATGTTCTTCTTTGAAAGAAATAAATTGTGGGCTATATGCGATAAAGGAATTAATGATGCTGCAATTTTGGAATTAACAAAACGCATCAACGGAGGTCTCT